AGAAGAACTAGGTGCATCTATGTCATTGATGATTAGAGAATATCATACAGTTATGGCAGATGCTATAGAGATGATTGATGCTAAAAGATTAGAGTGGGACCAAAAAATGTATGGTGGTAGTTCTAAAGAACTATCAGGTTATTATAACAATCAATTTTTTAGTGAAAAGTATGACCCAGAAAAAGATATACAAGGTGCATATAAAACTAGAAGAGTATATGGAGCTATGGCTGGATATGATGAGCCACAGAAAATTGTAACAGGGCTGCAATTACTCCAAGCAGGTATTATAGATACACAAACACTACAGGAAAATTTAGATGGGTTAGATAATCTAACAACTGTAAATAATAGAATTACAAAAGAAAAAGCAGACAATATACTTTTTGATACATTATTGGCTCAGGCACAGCAAGGTGACCCTAAAGCAACAATGGCTGTTGTGCAGATAAGAAAGAATCCTAATGATATGCAAAATATTTTGGATAAGTTCTTTACTGCAGAGGAACCAGAAATACCAAGTGCAGAACAAGAATTGCTTGGAGGAGGAGCCTTACCACCACAAGGACCTCCACCAGGCATAGCACAATTATTACAAGGGTTAGGTGGATAATGAAATTTAATAAAGAATTTGCAGATATAGTACATAATTCACTTGGAGAAGTAGATGAACTTGGAGATGATATATTACTAGAAGAAGAAATTTTACAACCAAGAATGTTTAGAGACCAAATGCCTCCACTTGTTTTTCCTTTTGGTTATATGATTATTAGTTCTACATTTATGTTTTACGAAGATGATGAGGATGAAAATGGCAACGAGGAGTTCTAGTAACAAAAACATAACCAAAGGTATGACTTATGGTAAAGGTAAAGTACTTGGTGAACAAATAGACAAATTTGGTTTACCTACAGTAGATGCTAGAAATAATGCTATACCTCCAGCAGCAACAAATACTACAGACCAAACAAGAGCTGTACCAATGGAAGAAGAAGTTTCTGTAGCTATGAATGCAGGTGGTCAGCCAGTTACACCTCCAATGCCTATGGGTATGGGAAATATATTAGATTTAAAAAGACCAACAGAAAGACCAAACGAAAAATTAACATCAGGTATTGTACCTAGTTTAACTTCACAAGAAATTGGAGATTTAGATTTTGCAGTTCTTGCAGACTTAGCAGATAATTCAGATGTTAATGCACTAAGACAAGCATTTAGTATTTAGTTATGGTACTACATCCTATTGGACCATACACATTTGGTGAAGAATATAACCAGATACAAGAAAAAAATAGACAAAAAGAAATAATATATAATAAGAAAAAAAATCAATTTACACAAGAACAGGTAAACAGAACAAAAGAATTAGCAGAACTATATCCTTCTGCACAATCTGGACTTATCTCATCTGCAGTTTTAAAAGGACTTAATAACAAAGAATTTGAAGCTCTTTTAAAATTACAGTATCAAGCAGTTCCTAAATCACAACCAGTATTTCCAAACCAAACAGGTAATGATGTGTATAAAAGTGCTATGTTTAACTCTACATTTGGAAAAGTATTTAATGCTGTAGGTGAACAGTTTAAATTACCTGAAGGAATTAAATTTTGGAATAAATCTACTTATCAAGATGAACCTGTTTTTGGAACATTTAAAGGTATATTTCGTGTATTAGCACTACTTGGTGGTGGTGCTGCTAATGCAACAATAGGCAGAACAGAAAGAGCTGTAATTTCAAGAGCAGGAGAAACAGAAGAAATAGTAGGTGGACCTCTTGAAATTATTGCTAGAAAGAAAAAAGAACAAGCAGAAGATTTATCTGCAAAAGGTTTAGCAGGTGACCCTAGTGTTACTTTATATGATGTAGCAGTAGCAAGAGATGAAGCACAGAAAGCAGAAACTTATGCAAAGTTTTTTCCTAGTATCGCAGGATTGCTTACAGGAATAAAACCAGGAATACCAAGTATTACTGGAAAATCAAGTAGTGATTATTACAAAGAAGCAGGACCATCTACTGCAGGACTTGCGTTACAAAAAATTAGAGAAGGTCAAAGCCCAGGAGCTGTATGGAAAAGTTTTGGTGAAGGTTATTTTCCTCAAGGCAATATAGCAGCAGAAGCACAGGAATTACGAGAAGCACCAAAATTTAGAGGACAAAATATAACATCAGGTAGATATGTTGCAGATTTAGTAGGCATAGAACAAAATACTTTACTTTATAATGGTGTATCAGGTGGTATAGATTTCTTTAAAGTTTTATATACTGACCCATTTCTTGTTGTAGGAAAAATAAGTAAGGGAATTAAATTTGCTAAGAGTATTCAAGGTAAAATACAAACAGCATATAGAGCAGGTGAGTTTGAAAAGATACCAAGTATTATTGATAACTTTTTAGATAGTTCTAAGTCAGAACCTTTTTTACAAGCATTTGTTGATTCAAATGATTTTAAAAGAGTTTTTGATGCTGTGCGTGACCCTGAACTTGCACTTGATTTAATAAAAGCAAATTCATTAGATAATGTAAAAGAAATATATAAAGGTTTTGTTATTAAAAATCAATCAGAAGGAATACCTGCATTAATAAGGTCAAAAAATAGTATTGGATATAACAAAAATTTAGTAGATGCTTTATCAAAAAAAATAAAAGGTCCTAATGCTCCATATTCTAAATTTGGTGAATGGACACCAGATGCAGGAGCTATGTACAAAGATGCAACAGATTCTGTAAAAGTATTTAATCAATGGATGGTAGAGTTCAAAGTACCTAGAAATATTGCAAATCAGTTATCTATAGAGTTTGCTGAACAAGCTGTTGCAGGTAGTAGAACAGGTATGGCCAGAATATTATTTGAAAAATTACCAGAACAAGTAAAGGCATTAATGAAATCAGAAGGTTTTTCTAGTAAAACTATTGCAAAGATAACTGATTATTTTAATGAATTACAAGGAAAAATAAAAATAGGTGGAACTGAAAAATATGATATTCGTTCTTATTGGGCAAGTTTAGGAAAGACAGAAGGTGGTGGTTTACAACCTATAGAAAGAGTATTTCAAGGTATGAGGAGTATTCCTGGACCAGATGGAACGCCAATAAATTTACCTACACCTTTTGATATTGGACAACACTTTGATGAGTTATGGTCATTAGGTAAACCATTAGATATAAGAAGAGCATTATCAACAGTAGAGAAATACACAAATATAGATATAGGTAATACAAAATTAGCAACTTTTGCAACAAATTTTATAGATGATTTACCAGAAAGTTCAAGAATAAAATTACCTGTAGAAAATTTATTAGCAAATGTAATACCAAAAGTTGATATGTTAGTAAGTTTTGTTCCTGAAACACTAAGAACATTTTCTGATGTATTGTGGCCAGCACAAAAAATATGGACATCAGCACAGTTAATTACCAGAATAGCTTGGCCTGTTCGTTTGTTTGGTGAAGGTCAATTTAGAATGGGGTTAGATGGTTTAGACAACTGGATAGAATCTCCAATGTCTACTTGGGTATGGGCAAATTATTACAATGATATTTTAGGAAATGATTTTAGAAAAGGTATAGCACCTAGCAAAAGAGCTTATGATGAAATAGTACAAGGCATGGTTGCAGATAGACCCTCTAGTGTTTTTGGTAAAGTAGCAGCAAAAGAATATGCACAACAAACTTGGAACAGAGTAATTAAAGGAAGTATTCCAAAAGATAACTTCGTTTCTTCTTGGCAACTTAATTTAAGATGGCCAATAGAAAGTGACTTAGCAAAATCTATAGCAAAAGAAATACTAGATGGAAGTGACTTGACAGCTACAAGACAAAGTTTTTGGAATGGTGCTTTACAAAAAATTAGAAATCAATTAAACGATACAAGGTTAGATTTTAATGGTAATCCTTTAAATCCATTTGCAAAGTTAGAGGATGCTAACAAATATGTAGATGATTACAGAGAGTGGATTATGGATTTAACAAAGGGTGATGAAGATTTACTTACATTAATTGCAAACAGAACATTAAAATTTGAAGGTAAAGTAATTACTTTTGATGATTTTGCAAGATGGACACCAGCCAATCAAAATTTAATAAAGAAATTTTTGTCTAGCAAATATGATGTTGCTGCACCAAATGTTTTGTCTACACCAGATTGGATAGCTAATTCTCAAATAAAAAATCAATTATCTGTACAATTTAACAAAGCAACAGAATTTTTATGGTACACATTAGGTGAGTTACCAGATGCTGAATTACAGAGAATACCTACATTCACACAATACTACTGGCAAAGTGTGGCTTTACAATTACCATTTGGTGACATAAAAGTTGTTCAACATTTTGATGATTTAATAAAACAAAACAAAGTACCAAAATCAGTAGAAGATTTATATGTTGCAGGTAAAAATGCTGCCATTAAAAAATATGGTTCGCTAGAAAAAGCTGTAAAACAAATCCCTGAAAATATGAGATTGACTATTGATGAAATTAATGATGCAGCAAAATATTACTCTTTGGAAATGCACAATAGATTATTGTATAACTTAAATCAAAAAGGATATGTAGCAGAAGCACTACGATTAGTATTTCCTTTCCTAGAGCCTTGGAAAGAAATAGCATTAAACTATCCAAGATTGTTTGGTCAAAATCCAGCAGGTTTGAGAAAAATACAACTTGCAGCAGAGAGAGGAACTAATAATGGTTTCTTTTATAAAGACCCAGTTTCAGGAGAAAAATTTTATGTGACTGCTCCAACTGACTTAACAGAGTATGTTTATGGATTAGAAGATAGAGATTTAACAGGATTTGATGAAGATGTGCAACTAAGACTTTCATCACCTGTGCAGGGTGCTAACTTATTTACACAGTCACCATTACCAGGACCAGGTCCTATAATGCAATTTGCATATAAAGTATTAAAAAAGTTTATGCCTGATGCTGAATGGACACAAAAAGTTGAAGATACAATATTCCCTTATGGATTAGGTGACCCTGGTATAGAAGGTGCTACTGTTGGTCAGTTGCCTGTGTATATGCAACAAGCATACAATACATATACTAAAGGTCAATTAGATGAACAAGGTTGGGGTAATGATGTAGCAAATGCTACAAAAATACTTACAGTATCTTGGCTAAAAGGATATTTACCTTATGACCCTAGAACAGATAAAGGTAGAGCTTTGTTTGAAAAAGATGCTATAGATTTAGCATCAAGAATAAATGTATATGAATCTATGGCTAAAGGTATTGCACCATCATCACCTAGAGCAGAGGCAGCTTACAAATTAAAGTTAAATGATAGATTAGCAAATCAAGAGGATTTTTTAGATAAACAAAACTTAATAGAAGTATTTGAATCATTGATGCCTGCTGACTATGAATTTGGTAAATATGATGATGATTATTTTACAAATTCAGTTATTACTGCAATATTTAGACAAGTCATAAATCAAGTAGAGCCAGGCGAAGAATATTTAGCATATCAAACTATTGCTTCACTTATAGGAGAAACACCAGAAGATTGGGATGCTATATATACTGCTGCATATTTAGTACAAGGAAACACAACAACATTAGGTGTATCTTTACCATCAACAGAAGAACAAGTTGAATGGTTTAGAGCAAATCCAGAAAAAGCTAAAGAGTATGAATTTACTTATGGATTGTTTGCACCAAATGTTTATGAGTATGATTTACTTGATGTAAATTCTTTTTACAATCAAGTAGATGAAGGACAGAGAATAACATTGACTGTAGATGAAAAAATAGAAAGAGCACAGGAAACAGCATACAGAATAATATTTAATTATTTATATAGACCATATAGAGAAGCACTTGCAGAAGACAAAATATCACAAAAAGATGCAAGAGCAGAAGCAGCAGTTATAAAAGCAGATTTATTAGAGGTATTTCCACTAGGTACAGATGCAAGAGATTTACCAAAAACAGAATCTGTAAGTCCTTATGTAAAGTTTGAAGAACTTAAAAAAGCAGCTAATGATGAGTTTATGTTAGAAAATTCAGAACAAGCAAAAGGTTTACAACTGTTTTTATATGGTGATGAAAATAACTATGGTTTTATGCACTATGTAGATAAAGTAAGAAACAAAGAGGGTTTAAAGAAAACAACAGCAGATGGTAAAGTTGTATTGTATCCTGAAGATAAAGCATTAAATTATTTAGGAAGGCAAGAAAATACACAAGCTATAAGAAATTATTTGTTTAACTGGGGTGCAGAAGTAGTAGAACAGTATCCAGATTTCGCAGGTATTTACAGGTCAAACTTCTTATACATTGTAGAATATCAGTATACGCCATAATGAGGATTTTATGATAACAGTTTATTTTGTAGAAGCAGATGGAAAAGTACTTGAGAAAGTCATAAAGATAAGTGAATTACAAAACTATTTAAATTTAGGTTGGTCTGAAGTAAAACCACCAGATTATGCAGGTGCTATAGATGAAACAGGCCCTAAAAAAGAAGTTGATTTTGGTGATGGGACAGACACTACACCATCTCCATTTGGTTATCCATCATTAATACCAGATGGTCAAGGTGGTTTTATAGATGTAAATACATACCTTAATGGTATAAATTCAGGTGGTCAATGGTATTACCCAGGAGATGAAGATAGAGTGTTAGATGGTATGTCACTTCAAGATATACGAACATTACAAGACAGATTAGTAAGAACACAATGGTTATCTACAGAGGACTATAGTCAGGAATATGGTAGGCCAAGTACAGCAACAAGAAGTGCTTTAATAAAAGCTATGACTGCATCTAATTACGCAACAGGTGTTGGTTACGATACAGCAATAGACATAGAATTATTAAATCCTTTTGAAGAAATATATGTACCTAAAGCATATAGAGAGAGTGATAAAGCATCAAGATTACAAATAGTAGATGCAATATTTAATTCTATTGGTAGAACGCCTACAAAAAAAGAAAGAAACTATTACGAAGTATTGTTAAAAGATTTAGAACAAAAAGAATTTTATACTGATGAAGCTATTGCAAGAATGGAAGTAGAAGGTCCTGAAGTTACAGTTACTGAAACAAGAACAGCAGGTATTGACCCATTAACAGAAAGACCTATGGAGATAGTAGAAACAGAAGAAACTGTTGAGCCTATACCAGGTGAAGTAGATTCAGTATCAAGATTACAAGAAACAATTAAAGGAGATTTTGAAGGTGTACTTGCTAGGCAACAAGATGTAGCAAGAGCAAGAAATAATGCAGGCAGTATAGCACAGTCAATTATGCGATTAAAAGCATTGGGTGGATAATGGTTGCTCCTGTAAGCGTAAAAGATTTAGTAGAATTATTACAAAATTTTGGATTAAGTGATTCGTTAATTCCCCTGCTTATAATGACTGCATCATTTGAATCTGGTTTAAATAATGGTGTTATAGGAATAAATGATGATGGAACTAAAGATTATGGTGTGTATCAAATTAATGTAGAAAGGTTTTATGAAAATAGAGATAAAGAAAAACCTGATAAAACATTAAGATTGTTTTTTAACAAAATAGGTAAAGAATATACACAAGAAGAATTTATTGATGAATTAAATAATAACGAAAAGACTGCATCTAAATTTGCTGCACATTACATAGAGAGATTAATAGACAACCCAAAATCATTTCGTACAGAAGGTGACCCATTAAATAAGTGGAACGCTTACAAAGACCACGTTGTTGCTTTTACTAAAGGAGAAAAAATAGATAGAGATTTAGAAAGTGTTACTAATGCAATAGGTGCCTATGTAGATTCTTATATGCAATTAGAATCACAAAAATTTAAAAAACTATTTAAAACTGACACAAGTGTAGTTGATAGTGTGAGTGGTAACAATGGCTGAAGATAACACACCTACAAATGTAGTAGATGATGCAATCAAAAATAAAGGAACTATAACTAAATGGTTTAATGAAGCAATAAGAGAATATGATTTAGTTTCAGACACACCAACAGGGCGTAAAGATTTATTAAGGTATAGTGATTTTGAAGAATTTTTAATTACTAAAAAAGGTTTAAGTGCAGAAACAGCAGAAAAAATAATTACAGATATTAAGACAGGAGTTATTGCACAAGTAGATTTGGGTCCACCTAACCCAAAAACAGGTATAGCAATGTCTACTGGTATGGATGCTGTATATGCAAAAGAAATAGGTTTATTAGATATAGGAATTAGTCAAAATGTTTTTCGCGATTTTGGTGTACAAACAACTTTAGATAATATTTACACACCATCATTAACAGATGCAGAAGTTGCTGCCTATGAAAGAACCTATTATGATAGACAACCAATTCAAACAGAATTTTACAAAAGTTTAAGAGAAAGTGATGGACCTATTGAACTGTATTTAAGACACCTTTCAGGCGAAAATATGTCAGCTGACAGCGTTCGTTATAGAGGTTTAAATAGACAAGTTCCTGGATTTTATACAGAGCCTATAGGTGGTATAACAAGAGGTGAAATGGCGTCAGCACCTTCAATAAATCCAGTAGAAAATTATTATAGACTTGAAATAAATAAAGATAATTTATTAATTGATATACCAGGTGTTGATTTTTCTAATGAATTAAAGACAAAATTAGATTGGAATTTAATAGAGAAGGAATTAGGACTTACTTATTCTCAATTTGAAGATGTAAAACAATATCAACAATTTCATACAAAATTAAATATTTTAAGCAAAGATTTAGGAGTTGATGAAAAAAAGTTGTACACAACAATAAGAAAAGCAGGTTACGAAGGTACAGTAGGCTATGTAAATACACAAATAGAAATAGTTTTGTTAGACCCTAATGATGACTTAGGTTTAGGTAAAAAAGTAAATTTTGAAAACACAACGGCTGATGAATTTTTTAATAATAAAAATATAGTAAATCAACTAGATGAATTAAATATTAAACCTACAAGTGTAGTAGATGATGTAACACCTGCATCTGTTGTTGATGAAGCAGTTGAGTATATAGATAACTTAAATATAGACAATGTAATTAAAAAAGAAGTAAAAGATAAAATAGTTAAAGTAACAGGTCAGGCCTTTGGTGCAATTCCAATACCTGGTGTGGGTCAAGCTATAGATTTTTGGGAAACTGCTGTATTAGCAGTTGGTGCTGTTGCTTTAGCAGCAGGAGAAATAGATGAATTACCAAAAGTTATATACAACTATGGTTTAGATTTATATGAGTCAATTTTGTCAGGATATAATATACCATTTCAACCAGCAAAAAGAAAAGAATACAATCCTAATTTTGAAAGGATAAGTTCTGGTTTAACTTGGATAGATAAACTACAACCTACTTCATATGTTATAAATCCTGTAATAGAGCAGTTTCAAGAAACAGCAACAACAACACCAACTATGGAAATACCAGGATTTGGTACTGTTCCTGGGTCAGAATATTATCAACCACCAGTACAATCTACACCAGAAAGAGATAATATAAATACTATTATGACTAACTTAATGACAAACATATCTAATGCACAGGGAGCATATCCTATAACAGCAAGTGAAATGAGTTCATTTACTAGAAATCCAATACAAGTAGTTCCACAAGATACTGCTGATAAACCAGAAAAAGTAGAGTATGATAGTAAAGAGAAACAAAATTTACACGATATTTATGCAGAATTTTATAAAAATTTATCTAACGCAAGTGCAAGGATTCAGTAATGGCTGATTATGTATTTATAGCACAACCAGGATTTGAGAGAAGAATACTTGAAGACAAAGAAGAAAATAGAGTATTTGTAAACTCACAAGCAGAACTTGATTACTACACAGCTCAAAGAGCAGGTGGGCCTTTTGATGGTAGTTACTGGAAAGATGTAGGAAGTGCTGGTGTTATTACACAAGAAATTATAGATACACAAATACAAGAATCTGGTAAAACTATTGCACAAGAGTATGAAGATAAGCAAAATGCTGGTGATACATTGGTAAACCCTGATGTAGATTTTTCAACTTTAAACTTATATGGACCTGATGGACAACCTCCCAGTAATGATAATGCAGTAGATACAAACTTTGGTGCTGGTTCAACCAGTTTTAGTTATGGAAGATTTGGCGAAGAAGGAGCTACAGTAGCACCAATACCAACAGGAGCAGAGTTTTGGAATGTAGATGGTAATTATTACATTGTCTATTTTATTCCTGGAACAGGTACTCCAATATATTACGATTCTAGTTTAGATGATTTAAAAAATATATTTGGGCCTGTTGAATTTCCAGAGGTAGAGAAAAGTATTAAAACTCCTACTGCTGAACAATGGGCAAGTTCTATTAAATTTGGTGATGCACTAGAGTTAGCAAACCCAAATATATATGACCCAAGCCAAAGTCCCTGGGTTTCTTTTGTTGATACACTAGCAAAAGAAGCAGAGATAAGACCTTGGTTAAATGATAATGAAATGGTTTTGTTATTAGCAGAAGCTACATTAGAGGGTAGAACAGTTACAGATGCAGAATGGCAATCTACTAATTGGTGGAGAGAACATACACAAGAAGAAAGAAATTGGCTATTATTAGCACAATCCTCTACAACAGATTTTGCAGGTGAATTACCAGCAGATGCACAAAGAAAAAGAGATGATGATAGATTAGCTATAGAAAATCTTATGGAGCAATCTGGTATAGCAAATCCATCTGATGAGTTAATTAACTGGGTTGCACAAAGATTTACTACAGGAGTATGGTCAGAAGCATTTACTTCAGACCAAATAACAATACTTGCAGACCCTACATTAGATGCAGAAATAGATGAAAAATTAGATGAATTTATTACATCAGATGAAGTAGATTATGACACCACTAGAGCAGGTGAATCACAAGTTAAAAGGCTTGTGAAAGAATATTTAGGACCTGTTTTTGGTGCAAATATTACTGATATGCAAATAAATAAATGGGCAAGTATGGTAAGAAATGACCCAGATGCAGAGATAAATATTAAAGATACTTTGTTAAATATGAAAAAAGGTTTATATCCAGGTTACAATGATGAATTAACTTATGAAGAAATAGCTGCACCATGGCGAGGTTTTACAACTAACACTTGGGGTGGAACAGTTGATGAAACATCTAGTTTGTTTCAAGATGTTGTTAAGAGTAATGATGTAACTAAAGCAACTACATTATTATATGATGCAGGATTAAAAGATGGTGGTTCAGACAAGATTAAAAATCAAGTATTGTCTAGTATGGTAGGTAAATTTGGTGCTGGTGGGGTAAGGAGAATAATATAATGGATGAGTTTTTAAGACAGGCAAGAGCACTACTTCCTTGGTTGCCTGAAACATTAATACAGGTTTATGCTGATAGTTTTTCAGAAACACAAAATGCAGATATTGCTATTGCTGAAACAAGAAAAAGTCCAGAGTATAAACAAGTATTCCCTAAAAATATAAGAGATGATGGAACAGTAAGATTAAGCGAACAAGACTACGCAGCAGCAAAAGAAAGCTATGGTTTAACTGTAGAAGATTATGGATTAAATCCAGAATATTTTCAAGATACATTTGCTGATTTAATTGAAGTAGGTGTTGCACCTAATGAATTTAGAGCAAGAGTAGAAGCAGCAAGGTCAGGAATAACAGAAAATATTCCAGCAGTTAAAGAATATTACAGAACAAACTTTGGTATGAATCTAACTGACAATCAAATATTTGCATCAATTATAGACCCAACAGTAGGTGATGCAATATTAGAAGGAAGAATAACACAAGCACAAATTGGTGGAGAGGCACTATCTAGAGGTTTTGATTTAAGTCCAGATGAAGTACAGGCATTAGAAAGAGCAGGACTAACACAAGCACAAGCAAGACAATTATTTGCAGCAGCAGAAACAGAAGTTCCAAGATTAGCTGCATTAACAAGAAGATTCAGAGGAGCAGATGAAGAAGTTGCAGAGGGACAATTAACAGCATCAGGATTATCTGAAAGAGAAGGTTTTGATATTGAAGAATTTGTTGAAGCACAGGTTTTTGCATCTGCTGAAGAGAGAGAAGAAATTAGAAGATTAGAGTCAGAAGAAGCAAGTACTTTTTCACCTATAACTGGACCTGCTAGAAGAGGTCGTAGGGTACTAGGTTTAGTAGAAGAATAAACTTGACATACTATATATAGTGGTATAATAAAATTATCGCATAGTGGTAGTCTGCGAATATAAATTGACTCTGCACCTCCAGCTTATAACTGGCGTGTAAGCTGCGTATTACAATTCGCCTAGTATCTGAATAGCCCAGAAGTGGCTGACAATTCAAGTTATTCATTAT